GTGTTTGCAATTGCAAATGCACTAAGGAGGATAAGACCAAGGTTGCCACTCCCAAAGAAGAAACACCTCCCAAAGAAGAAAAGCCCAAGGTTGTTGCTAAGAAGACCGTCACTGTTAAGAAGAGGGCAATTCCTACTGTTTAACACCACCTTTCTTTCCACCTAGAAATAAGTTTATTCCAATGGTAGTCTCTATTTTTACTCTTGTTATCTAATAATAGAGCGATTTTGAGTTCAGTCTCAACTATTATCTTTTCACTAAAACCTTCCCCGATGTCAACGTAGGCTCCACATATTTGATCGTATGTAGGGATTTCGTCCTCGTTTTCAAAAAAACTAACAACGTCTTCAATCATTTATTGATATAGTTAATTATTTTTTAATATCAATAAATGATTGAGTGTGTGTTTATATTTTACAATTTAAGAGGATCCGCGATTGACCCACCACATGAAACCACCAAAAATAGCCGCTAAAATTGCCACGAGGACACCGAAAGAGTACTTCTCCTTTGGTGGTTCTGGTGGTTTATCAGGTAATCTCTGTACATTCTGATTAAGTGTGTCTATTTTGGTCAGTAATTGTTGCAATGCATGCAATATTTGTACTTCACGATTTTTAGGTTTCTCTTTAACATTTACTGTTGTAATTTCAAGGATCATATACCACTTGGCGTCGGGTTGAAGTAAAACATAATCTCCATCATCTTGGTGTTCATATATTTTGAAATTGAGTTTCCTGATTGAAATCGGATTAAAATAATTTGTTTTACGCCCAAATAACTTTGCTTGCTTGTCTCTCAAAATAATCCCACTACTTCCTGTGAAGTGCCTCTCTAATGGTATTCTGGCTAGGATCTGACCCTGTCTCTCATCGAGTATCTGAGCCACTTTTGGTACTTCAGGGCATATGATATCAACAAACTTTGCAACATTAGAGTTTATTCCTTCATTTTCACCAATCTGTGTGATATAAAAGTCAACCATTTGAATACCAAGAACGCGACTCATATCTTCTACGTGTGTATTTGATTCAAGTTGAAGGTCCAAAGAAAATATATTGTTTGTACCATTCACAAAGTTTGAATCAACTATGATATACTGGGTCTTTTTTGGTATATCGTCTAAAGACATTCTAAAGTATACGAATATAAAAAAATAAGTTGTATTAATACAAATGTCGGATGAAGAAGAATTTGGCGAAAGGTTTTTGAGTGACAATGAGAAGGCGTTTGAAAAAGTATTTTGTGATTTTCACGAGGCGCGAGAGGTTATGTTGCAGAAAGAGTATGAGATGAACAGAAAGTCATTTGAAGAGAATGGTTATATTGTTGTTTCAAGACATCTAGTCTCAGATGAGATGGCTGAACTGGTCACACAGTATGGTGTATTAGAAATGCTAAATTCACCCGAATTACCTGGTGACAGCCAAGTTCCAGGAACGTTTAGCAATTACGCGGATACTTTAACAGAATCTCTTTTACATCTCACCCAGGGTCAGATAGAGTCGCGTACAGGTAAAAACCTTATTCCTACATATTCCTATTATAGGGTATACAAAGCAGGTGATATGTTACCTGATCACACGGATAGACCCGCTTGTGAAATTTCCGCTACTATTATGATGGGTTTCAGGTATGATCATGGTCCTATTCCACCTAGTACTGATTATAATTGGTGTTTACATGGTTATGTGAATGGGGAAAAGGTATATTTTCCACATAGTGCCACTGGTGCTGTTATTTATAAAGGGTGTGAACTAGTACATGGAAGGGATCGCTTTGACGTTAATGATTATTCATACCAGGTTCAGGTATTTTTACATTATGTAGATGCAGATGGTCCTTATGCAGAAGAACATAAATATGATAAACGACCTGCTATAGGTCTTAAAAAAGAAACTATTACTAGATTATATGGTGATGATTCCACCGATCGCTAGAAATACAATTCTATTCACAGGTGCTTTAGCTATAGCAGGTATCGTTGATTTTATTAATCTGCTAAATGGATATAAAAAGATAAACCCAAAATAAGGTAAATGTATATCAAAGCGATTTACTTTACTCTCGTCACTATGACCCCCTTCTATATTGAAAATATCTATAAGTGGGTCAAAGCGGCTCTATGGGATGCTCCGCAACGATTTATGCTAGATGTTGAACTTGAGGCGATGAAGCTCGAAAGAGACCTAAGTCGCGATATTTCAGAGGAAAATGTAAAAAATGACTGACTACGTCATTCCTATTAACGATCTTCACGTACATTCCAACCGATCCTTTGACGGTATACCAGGTGTCGCCTCAGACGATCTTAAAATTGCGTTCCTCCAGGCTACTTCACCTCTGTGTAGAGACGTACAGGAACTTATTTGGAAAGAAGTACTTTACTGCACTGTACCCATTGAACCTCCACCTGCACCAAAAAAATGTTTGAAATATTACAGAGTCTCTACGAACTCGTTACCCCGAAACCTGTTCAAACCAAAAGAACTCTTTATGAACAGATGTCACAATACGATATAATTGAAGCAATCAATGAAGTTGGTGAAAGGAGATACATTGAGGTACCCAAGAATAATCATTCTTTACGACGTGAAAAGTTGGAAATTTTACTCAAACAATCTCAGAGTTTATTGAACTTTTGTTTGAAAATGAGAAAAATTGATGACGATGTATCTTATGAACTTGTTAAGCTTATAGAGAGAGCTCGTGTTTTGAAATACAGGAATGACGACATCGGGCCACTTTTTGACGAATTTGAAGAAATCAAAAAAGACTGTAAGAAGGGGTCTAAGTCTAGTATTGACCTAAGTGTAGTGTAATGTTTGTAATATCAACTAAATATGCAAGAACTTATGAGCCTCATAGATGAAAACTCTCACCGGGTTCCGGAGGGAGACTATATTAGGATGTGTGAATGTATGAAGCGTATCAACAAACAGCAGAATACCTTATGTGTGACACCTGATGTCGTGAGTGAAGATTTCATCATGACATCTGATGCCCTAAACAAATGTCATAAATGGATCATGTCTACCCGTACTATGCGTGACGCATTTATAGATTGTGAAAAAGACCCCGAAGATAAAATGAAAATTGTACTATTCAATCAAATGCGTGAAGCTACCAAATCTTTTTGGTACGAATTCACACAGACACGAGGGTATGATGAACTCATGTGGTTTATTCATCGTGGTACGATTGCTCAAAGAGACTATCGTTATTACTCACAAAAAAATAGTAGTTAATATAAAAGGGATGGTTTTTTCTTTTGCGAATATAACAGAACAAATAAGACAAGAAGTAAATAGTATACTTTCAGATCATCTTACAGAACAATCGTTTGCACCGATAGGACCATCTCCAACTTATACAACCCTTTCAGACACTCCAGCTGGTCCATCACCTCCAGCTGGTCCATCACCTCCAGCTGGTCCATCACCTCCAGCTGGTCCATCACCTCCAGCTGGTCCAAGTCCACCCGCTAATCCATCATCCGACGAAGAAGGAGATAGTGACAATTCTACGATGATGATCACGGCGGGGTCTAGTTCATCTTTATGTTTGTGTGCATTTATGTTTATAGTTATAGTTATAGTTGCAAAGAAAAGATAGATAAAAAATAGAACAATAGAAGAACTATAAGATGTCTACTATTAATATTCATTTTCATAAGGGCTCTAACCCAGATATTACTATTCACAATTATGACTATTGTGACACCGAGTCTGAGTCCGAGTCTGAGTCTGAGTCCGAGTCTGAGTCTGAGTCTGAGTCCGAGTCTGAGTCTGAGTCCGAGTCCGAGTCCGAGTCTGAGCGTCGCAAGTCTGAGACTCTAGATGACCCAAAGCCGTATCATGGTGACGGTTTCCGTGTTTACTTTGATACACACAAAGATCGTGAGTTTTTCCTACGAGCTTTTGGATTTAGCACCTAAGTAGATATTGAAAATGTAATAATCAACTTTAATTATGACTGGTAATCTTTTGCACGAGATTATGTCTCTCGTGGACAAGAATTCTTCCACAATACCCGAAGGGGATTATTTAGCTATATGCGACAAAATTTGTATGTTGTATAAAGAGGTTGAGAAGTCTGTGTCACCTACGTCTTGGGATCCGGGTGATGATGACATGGTTGAGATAGGATCACCAATAAATTAAACTTACTTAGAAATGTTGTAACTTTAAGATATAAGTATGGATGACCTAAAAAATGCAATGCGAGTTATAGATGAGATTTCCGACAAGTTACCCGAGGGTAAATATCTTGAATTGTGTAACTTGTTGAGGGATGTTTATAGAAAAAATGTTAGCAAAGAGATGAACAATCTTATTGACTATGAGAGTTTTGATATGTTTGTGCGTGGACAGAGTGCTGAAGTTTTAGATTACTTTTATGATTTTTATTTCCAAACATCTCTCGATAATGAGTGTATGTTTTTGAAATCACAAATGTCTTATCTGGAAAATGAACTCGAAATATCTAGACCTATACAACGTATATCTAAGAATATAAAGTATGACGCAATTAGACATTATTGTTTTTTAAATAAAATACCAATTCGTAATTATACAACTGATACTTTCAGGGAGTACCAGGTACAAAATAATTTGTACGTAAGTGAAAATAAGTTTCAAAAGGGATTGCGTAATATCTGTAAAGGATTTATTCATATGGAGAATACGTATAGAAATATGTATCGCGGAGCCATTATGGAACGAATTGAGAAGATTGAGGGGTGGATAGAAGAAATTGGAAATATGTAACCTAAGTACCTGATAAAATCACGATAATATAAATCATTCACCATGGAGGCCCTTACCAATATGATGTCCATTATTGACCTCAACTCCGAGTTAATCCCAGAGGGGGATTACTTGAAGTTGTGCAACTTTATGCGAGATATCCATAAAACCTTACCTAAAGAGCCTACTGAGCGAGTACCTTTTCAACCCATCCCTATTCCTGAAGATCTTAGAGACCGGCGTCGGATTTTAAATGCGGAGCTTGGACGAATCATGGATGAATTAAGGAGGATTAGGAATCGTATGAAAGCTCTAAAGATTCGTCAGAGGGTCACTGAAGGTGTTAAGAGGGACGCGATCAGGGACGCAGCAAACAGGATGGGTTTCGCGATTAGGAGTTTGACCCTTGACAGTCTTCGGGATAAGGGGGTTGTGATCCCACACGCGCACATGTTCTACAAAGAGTATATGGAGAGGACAAACGCAGCTAACCAGGTTTTGTTGGACAGTTTGATGATGTGTCATGATGACATGAGACG